TTCAAAACCTAATTGTATTCTATGTAAGATCTCTCTAGCAGTTGCAGCCTTATTAGCTAGCACAGCTACATTAAATGATTCATTGAATAAAGCAAAATGTAATATAAGAGCAGTCATAACAGTAGTCTTACCAGACTGTCTAGGCATCTTACATATAGTAAAACGATTACCTTGTACACTTTTTATTATTCTGTCTTGGAAATCAAATGTATTAAAGTTAATTAAACCTTCATCCACATTTACAATCTTCATATACTTATTACAAAAATATAAAATATCTTTTGAGCATCTTGCTAGTTCTTTAATCTGCTCTTTTGTGTATTCAATTTTTACATTAGCTTTTTTTAGTCTAGGATTACCAAGATATATTTGATCTTTACGTAACAATACCTGCTTCCAATAATTTAGTTCTATTTTTCATATGCTCTACCTGGATATCTTCTTTACTTTGACCATGATATGCTACAGCGTGTCCTTCTAACATTAATATTTCACAAGCAGTTCTTTCTGGCATAGGGTGCCAATTGTGTTCATCTTCTTTAGTTTCATACTGTGCTACAAAGTCACCTAAGATTCTACCAAACTTTCCTTTCATATCTTCTCCACCTCTACCAACCATGGTACGAAGATATACATCATGTTTTAATAATTCTTTTAATCTTGCTTTAGCAGCTAAGCCAAATTTCTTTTCTACTAAATCTCTAGTACGACTTTCTGGAGTATCAATACCATGTAGTCTTACTCTTTCATTTTTTAACCATACACCAAACCCTAGATCTATGTCAACATCAACGGTGTCACCATCCACTACTTTTATTACTTCTACTTTATACTCATACATTATTTGTTCAACCTTTCTATGGCTTTGGCATTCTCATTTATTTTATCATTCTGACCTACGTCTATTAGGTCCTGTAACTTGCGAGCTTTTTCTTGAGGTGAATCAAGATGTAGTTCTCTATTAATTATCTTTTCTAATTTTAAATTTTCTATTTTAGTATTAGGAACATATCTCCATGTGTACCCAGCATCTGAGTATACACCAAAGACTGTTTCTGTTATTCCTACTTTAACTATAACAGCAGGCTTACCATCTAATATTACATGGTCACTTTCATTGAATGCTTTGTTCATTCTAAACTTCATACCTTTAACTAAAGATGTCACCCATTCTTTTAACCACAGTGTAGCTATAAGTGATATTAGTAAAGCTATCCACGGTACTAAGAATAGCGTAAAGTCCATTGATGCTTCATCTATCATAACTTACTTTTCCCTGACGGTACATCTCTTGCTGTACCTCCTAATAATTTTGTTAGCTCAGATGTGTTACCTACAAATAAATTATTGTTAATTGTTTTAGGATCTACATTGTCATCTCTAAATAAATCTTTTGCTTTCTTTTGTAGATCAATTAAATCTCTGTTAGTATCTGTTACTGTTTTAATTAACTGGCCAGCTACTTCATATGCTCTAGGTGATTGACTTTGTTGTGCTAAATCTAATATACCTTCTAAAGCATCTCTACCTCTTTCAACTAAGTGGTATAAATTTTCTCTGGAGTAATCTAAATCTCTTTGTGTTTGATCTTCTTTAGGAGGCTCCACAACTGTAACCTCTTTCTTTTCATTTACAATTGGAGTTAAATCTAAAGAGTCTGCTATTTTATCTTCCTTAGGCTGATGTGTTTGCACTGAACCATTCCTCAAAATTTTGTATGTATCCATAATCATCATCTTCATCTATGTTGTCTATACTAACAGTAGCTGATGCATTAGATGTTGGACTTCCATTTGCCAATAAACCTGGCGTAGTTGTTGTTCTACTATGTATATAGTACCCTGGTTGAGAAGAGTCTGTTACATTTACATTTGCAAATACCGTATTAGCTGGATGTGCATTTGCATATACCTTGGACGTATCTACGTGAGTCATAACATTAGTGGTTTTAATAATTCCAGTTTTCCTAAGTGGTCCCCAGAAGTAACCTTTCATTGTAAAATTTAATGTATGTATTAAAGCTCTTCTTGTTTCAAAATCTGCTTCGTATGTATCTGATGTACTTACACTATTAAGTACTACCGGTATGTCTTGTTTCCAATTCATCTCTGGAATTAGATTCATAGTTATAGACCACTCTGGTGTAAAGAATGGTAGTATCTGTTCTAGTAATTGTGTGGCATCTTCAGCATACTTTGTCATAATGTTTAACTCAAAACCTATATCATATGGTACAGGAGTATAAGCTGCATACATTTTTTTCTTATCATCTGTAAGTGCTGAAACATTTCTATGAATTTTGTTTAGTTTTCTTTCAGGAGCATATGAGAAAGATTGCATTTCAAATGTTAAACGTGGTAATGATATAGCAGTCTTTCTGTTTAGATTTGGATCTTGTTCTAATCTAGCTAATGCTTTTTCTCTTGGACCATAAGCTAACGGTGCTTTTATATCTTGTACTACATTGTTGGCAGCATCTTTTCTTTGAATAATAAGATCATTAAACAATGTTCCAAACACAATTACATACTTACGTAAGTGTTGATGATAATAGGTATGTCCTAACATTAGAAGCTCCCGCCCTCACTAAATGGATCTACATCACTAAAGTCTATGATTGCATCCGCATCTGTTTCAATTTGTATATTGTCAGCATTAGTTACTGTATCATAATCTAATGATGAGTTTGCACTAGCATCTGATCTATCTTCTGCTTCTGTTAATAGTCTTTCTTGATTCTCATCAAATAAAGGTTCAATACCATCTTCTATTACCAGCATAGTATCTAAGTATATATCAGTACTAAATGTAGTTTCGATATTATCTACTTCAGCAAAGCCAGTGTTAATTCTTTCTCCACTGTACTCCCAAAGTTCACAAGTTACATCATAGAATTGTAATGTACCCATTTGATAAAATATTGGCTCATGTTCTACAAATGTTACTTTAAATGTTTTATTATTAAGAGGTAAGTAAATTAAATCACCTTCTCTAGGTCTTGTAATATTTTGTTCTGACTCTACACTTTCTGAGAATGTACGACGTGCAACAGAGAATGTAATTTGATCTCTAATCTCTACACCAAACTTACTTAGGAAGTCTCCTTCACCTTGGAAGCCATCTACATTTTTAATGTACATTTCTATTTGAGTGAATTGATTGTAGTATGCTTTTCTACTTTCATTTAAGATATCATCTGTATCATCTAATGTTCTGGCCATGTACCCAACATCAATCCCATAAATCTTGATTGACTCGTATACGAGATCATTAATTAAATTCTGTTCGTCTCTATTTGTAAAGTTATTAAAATAAAGATTGGTACCCTTAGCCATTTAATTATCCAGTCATATCATGAACAGGAAGGGAGTAACTAGAGATCATTTCTTCTTCCAGTTTATTTTTCTCTTCCATTCCTTGTTGTAGAATTTGTTCTCCATTAAATTGAACACCACCAGGTAATTGCATACCTGTAAATTTAGTTAGATTTTTACCCCATTGAACTTGGAACAAAGCAGTTACATATCTTTGTAACCATCTGTCACCCCATACGTCTGTATTTGTATCAGGATCTATTTTGTTATAAACTTTAGCTACAATGTAACCACCTGGAGAAACTTTTTCCCAATCCATATCTACATATAATCTATTTACATGTCTATTGTATCTAATTGGTTGTTTACCTACCAGCAACTCTTCTATAAATCTAATGTTCATAAAATTCATAAAGTAAGGTACAAGATTCATTCTTGATATATCGTACATATCATTTAATGCTATTTGATATCTAACATTAAACAAATTGTTTGTGGCCATAGTATCGCCTACATCAAATATGTCTACTATAGCTATAGTCTTAGAATCTGTAATTGGTATGTACTTATTGTTTATATCTGTCTGTGTAACTTCATGCTTAAGCCATGTTTGCTCAGTGCCATCAAAATGATAGTCCTGATAATACAACAGGGCTTCATCTATGCGATCATCCATTTGATCGTCATCTACATTAATTTCAATAACTGGTTTGCCTAATCTTCGTAAGCAAAATTCTTTCATTGTTGTTCTACTGTTAGGTGTTGCCATATCTTATCCCCATGCTACGTCTCCATTAGCGTATAGTATCTGTAGTTTATTTCCGTTTTCATCTTTTAGGTCACCACGAAAGTGTACATTGTAGAGATTAGCTGTAGCACTAGTTGTCATTGTTACGTTCGCTTCTAAGTTTGCAGTACTTTTTAAAGTACCAATATGAAGGTTAGCTGCTTTAACTTCATTAATAAAAGAAGTACTATTAGCTACTAATGCTTGATTAGCTGTTAATGTACCAGGAGTTCTTATACCACCTATAGCAACTAGGTTGGCTGTGTCACCATCTTCTCTACCAATGCTTATTGTTTGGCTATTAGAAGACCAAGCTAGCTCACCAAAGTCTAAAGCGCTTGGTGTAGCAGTACTTGCTGATCTTTTGATTTGAATTGTACCAGCCATTAAAAAGTTCCTCCGTCTAATTTTCTTGGTGTTATTACATATGTGTCGTTTGCTTTATTATATCTTAATACATCATCAGCAGCTTTGTTGGTTAACACCACATCACCTAGCTCTGATAAAAAGTCTGCTCTACGACTTAAAACTTTTGTTTTAACATTTGTTTGTGTTACAAGTGAAACTGTTCCTAAATCTTCTGTTGCCATCTAAAATGTACCACCATCAGAATCAGGAGCTTTCAATATAAATAAATCTAATGTTTCATCATAAACTAATATATTGTTATTAGCTTTAGATACTTCTCTAACATCTTCCAGCTTATCTAATCTGGCTGCAGTTCCACCTGCAGTACTCTGTGTTGTCTTAATAGCCAGAGCTGTTGTGTTTAATAGTACACCGGATTGTCCTTGTATTGCCATTTATTCTACCTTGTTATTTCTGGAGTTACTGTAACAATACCTTCCACTACTCTTGATCTAACATTAGCACCTGATGTTACTTCTACATCATACACATACCTACCTGCTGTAATGGCAGATGTATTTGCGTGTGCTAATGATAATGTTAGTTGACCATTAGTACCACCATTACTTATACCAAATGTAGCTGTAGCACCACTAGATGTAGCGTGCTTTCTTATTTGTGAATTAGCAGTATAGCCAGTTAGATTAACAACTGACCCATCTGTGTCCGTAACAGTGACAACTGTAGAAAATGTACTTCCTTGATCTATGATCATATCTGATCTTGTTGCCATTAAAATAACTCCTTAATTTATTAGATATATATATTTATAAGAAACAATTAGACTATTATTAAAGGTGAATGTATAATGAAAAAAAATTCTCAAAAGCAAGAAGTTCCTGATTATTTTAAGCCAGCTCGTGGTACTATAATGGATTACTATAGATTAGTAACCAATAAGCACAAGTGGCCAAACTATTTAGTAACTACTTATCATAATACTTATGAAGGTTTTGATGATTTATTTAAATTTAGACAAGCCTTAGATAAAAGAATACCATTTGATTATAATGCTAGGTTAAGAGAACATGTAGTTAAAAAATCTAATCAGAAATTTGTTAATCATGGACGTGATGGATTAGAAGAAAATTTCTTTTTAGAAGATCATCATACTTTATTACATATAATAGTTAGTAAACGTGTTGACACATTACACTTAATGTATGATACTATAAAATTCAAAGAAGAAATAGATCCTTATTTAACAATAACCAGAGACTTTTATTATGAATAATATATTCTGTGTTAAGACAACACCAGAAGATCCTACCATAAGAGACAAATATAGAGATAGTCATGTCTATGATTTGTTTTGGCAAGCCAAGAAGCGTTACAAAAAGAAATTCAATTTCTATTTACTAACTAATCTTACTACTGTAATACATCCTGAGATAAAAATTATAGATGTATCTAAATGGAAGTTAGATGGTTGGTGGAATAAAATGTTATTGTTTCATCCACAGGTAGATAAAGAAGGTACAAATTTATATTTTGATTTAGATGTAACTATTGATAGAGATATAACTGATATAGATAAATTTATTGTACCTAACAAATTAACAACTGTATATTGTTATTGGAAACCAATTGATTGGTTAGACCTTAGTAAGCAACCTAAAAAGTTACAAGATGATCCAGATATGAAATATCCATCATTTTTTAATACATCTTTTATGGCATGGCAAGGTGGAACACTTACAGACATATGGAAAGACTTTGAAAAAGATCCTGAATTTATAATGACAATGTACAGAGGTAATGATGATTATCTAGGACACCAATGGTTAACACATCTTAAACCATTACCAAGAGGCATTGCATATTCACATTACTATGGTGCTGATGTTGGTTCAGAATTCTTTCCTAGAGATAAAGACTCCATGAGAAAAAGAGATGGATATTATATAAGGTTATTAAATGGTCCAGGAAAAAATTAACTTAATGACAATTAAGTGGGGTGATAAGTTTGCAGCTGAATATCCTAACTTAATTCATAGAATGGCTAAACGTCACATGCCTTGTGAGTTTAATTCTTATTGTATGACTGATAACCCTGCAGGGTTAGATAAAGATATTATTCCTGTAGAGTGTACAGAGAAATGGTTATGGGATGATATATTAAATATGAAGCAGTGGTGGTTTTGGGATGCAATTAAAATGTCTTTGTTTGCTCCTAAGCTATGCGGTATAGAAGGTAAGATATTATTCTCTGATTTAGATAATTTATTTTTAGGTGATCTAGGTAGAGTTATACAAACTAAACCTCCAGCAATTATTGGAACTGATTGGAACCCTAAGTGGCATGTTCCTATGCATGGTGGTAACTATTTTCTTACTATGAGTTTTAATGCTAGTTTAATTTATGTTGATAATACTGCTCCTGTAACAAATGAAATATGGGAACACTTTTTAAAACATTACAAAGCAGCTAAAGGTTCTTTGTATAGTAGTGATGCATATCTATGGAGATGTCATAGAGATAAGATTAATACATATCCAGAAGGTACAATATATTCACATAGCAGAGGTGCTAAGTATCCAGATAAACAAAAAGCAAAGTATAGACCTGATCATGCTGTATGTGTTTTTATGGAAGACCATGAACCAGATCCATTAGATATAAAAGAAGGTTGGGAGGCAGACATATGCAAGCAGTATCTTTAAAAGTTGGTACAACATATAATGCAAGATATGTTAATCAATTATATAAACAATTAAAACATGCAGATCAAAGAATTGAGTTTACATGCTTAACAGATGATTCACATGGTTTAAAAAAAGAAATAAATGTAATACCAATTACAGATGATTATAAAGATCGTAAGTGGTGGAATAAAACTAAATTATTTGAACCAGGTTTGTTTAAAGAACCAACTATGTACTTAGATCTTGATTGTTATGTACATCAAAAATTTATGGATGATAAAAAACCTTGGGGACTAGAACCTTTTTTTGATTGTTCTGTAAAAGATAAATTAAATATATTAAAGACATATTGGTTTAGTGATGATATGGCAATGAAGATACATCAATGTAATGTTAATAGTTCCATTATGGTTATTGATGAAAGTAATTGTGAACTAATATGGAAAGACTTTGTAGATAATAAAGAGATGCTATTCAAAAGTTTTTATGGATTAGATCCATGGCTATATAGAAGGCATAGTAATAACTTAAACTTTTTTAAACCTGGACTAGCTTATTCATATAAACATGGATGTGTATTTCCAGAGGATACAAAAGCTAATACATTTAGACAAATACCAATATGTGTATTAGATGACGTTAATGATAGAGGTGAAATATTAGATGGATTGTGGTGAAGTACAAAGACTATGGGTTAAGGGTTTAGGATACGTTTCAGATAAACACGTTTATAAATTTAAAGATTTTTCTGAATGTGTATTTGATACTCAGATACAAAGTAAAGAATGGTTATGTCATGAGTTAAAAAAAGTTGCACCTGACAACTTTAATCATATATCTATTCTTGCTGGCTGGTATGGTATTGTATTAATACCTTTTCTTTATGAAACATTTGGTGAAATAAATGTTGACCTTTATGATGTGGATGAGTATACCACAGACATAGCTGCACATATGTTTAACGATTATCCTAAAGTAAATGTTTATACTAAAGATGTAGTCTTTGATGATATAGATTACAAAGGTCAAGTTATAGTTAATACTTCTTGTGAACATATGATGGACATGAGTATCATTACAGAAAAGTTTCCTGATAAAATGTTTGTTCTACAAAGTAATGATAATGATAATGTTAAATGGTTACATATTAATTGTGCTAAAGATACAGATCAATTAATTAAACAATCAGGTTTAAAAAATATATTATATAGAGGTGGTAAAACAATATACCATCACAAAAGAATGATGGTGATTGGAACATGAAGTTTGAAGTAAATGAAAAAGTATTTGCATTCACTATGCTGTTGTATGGACAACAGCTATTCATTCAATTGTTTAATGAAGAAGAGAATCAAGAATGGAAATTAATACAACCTATACTAAAACAACTTTATGAAGGTCTAACAGAAGATCATAAAGAAAAAGGTTATCAGAGAGCACTAAACTATAGTGGCTCTAAACCTCCTGTACTCTCTAGCTTTTCAGATGTATGGTATATTCTTTATTGTATCTCTAACTATAGAATCTTTTGGATAGATTTAGATTCAGATAAAAAAGAGTTAGAGATACTAAAGTATGCTTTGAATAATGTTGCTAAGAAATCTCATAGAACATTTAGTGAATATAAATCAAGGCATATATGATGGACTATCCTTAGGTAACATAGATGGGTCAAAAGGTGCTAGGGGCCACACTAATGCTTTACCAGCAATCTCTTCAACCATATTTTTCCATAGGTCTTCATTATGTACAACATACCCTAAAGTCATTCTTGGTTCACCACCATAAGCACTGTGCCACATAATCTTATCTTCTTCTTCTTTCTTACCATAATAGCCAGTCTTCATATGCCATCCTGGTACATCAGGTATGTGTACTAAGTTCTTTTCAAGTGGTTTATTAATTTTACCTTTTGATCCTTCAGGATTAATATGTCTCCAAAATCCATTACCAGTTTCTGTATAAGTGAATAGAACATTATAGCCTGGTACGTTCCAGTTGTTGTGCCATGCAATGTAACCATCTTTTGGATAGTACATTTTTAATGCACAGAACCTTATACCAAGTAATGATCCTAATTCATTATCTAGCCATTGGCTTTTATCTTGTATGGCTTTTGCATGCTCTCCAGAATATTTATTTAAGTCGTCATGCTTTACCCATGTTGCTATTTGATTAAAATCATATCCATGTGAGTCAGGTGGAAAGCCATCATGAGTATCATGCTCCATTGTATTCAAGCATTCTATACTTGTTGCATACAAAGATCTATTTTCTCTAAAGAACTTTCCTTTTCTCTTCATAAGCTGAGACATATCTAGTCCCCAGACAAATGTTTTCCACTCATCTAATAATTTCAAAATCTCCGATTGTATTCCGTATACCGGGGTCATCTATCGTGCTCCTATCTACCAAGTCATTTGGTATTGTGTAATGCCAAAATATTGGTTCTTCATTATTTTTTAATTCACGCTCAGGTCTATATCCTTTAACATAGTTCCACTTAGCATGTATCTCTTTTATCTTCACCCCATAGTTTACATTATAGTTTGTATTAAAGAAAGCAAATGTATCCCAATACCATAGTGAGCTTGGCCAATTATATGGCCAGTTCTTTCTAGGGTTAGATTCTATTTGCGTCTTATAATTTTTATACCACATATCTAACATTTTAAATGTACGTTCATTTTTTCTATAAACAAACATTCCACAATGCCATTTCATACGCCAGCAACCTGCAGGACCTTCAAAGTCCCATTCATGAACTTTAGCTGTCTTAATAAGTTCTTTATGTTCTGGCTTATAATGAGTTAATTCTTCTTCTCGACTTATATAAACTACTTTTGCATTATAGGGTCTATTGCATGTCATTGCCATGTCATGTTCATCATCTAATTCATCAAACATATACTTAACGTCTTCATGCTGACAATATATATCTGCATCAATATACGCTGTTATATCGTAAGGTGTTTTTGTAAGTGCCCATAACTTTGCTCGTACATGAGCTGGTACTTCTAGATGTACATGATCAAATAAATGTCTGTGCTTTTCTTCAAACCAATCCTTATGAGTGTATAGTGCTATCTTAGCTTCTGGGTAGAAGTCTTTGATTGAATCAGCACACATAACAGCTGCATCATAATAAGGTTTAGAAAATGAAGCAACTAACATAAATCCTTTAGTCGGTTGCTTTTGTTCCATTCAAAGTCTCCATTGCTATAATTGCGCCTACGTAGGCAGTCAATTCCATAATACTTTTTGATCTTCTTATCTTAGATTTTAACTCTCGCTGTGATGTAGTTCTTACTACATCCATTTCAAAAGCAGATATCTTAGCTTGGAATAGTTCTTCTTGGTTAGCTTTGTGCTTATGATCTTTTTCAGCCACTTCTTGTTTTTTACGAATAGAAGTTAAACGATCAATCTCTTTACTTGTATTTTTATTAATAGTTTCTTGACCTACTAATTTGTGTACCCAATACCACGCTGCTCTATGTTCAGGAGTATCATATATTTGATGTGGTTCAAATCCTCCTGGTTGGCCTGATGGGCCATCTTCATGTCTTAATACAAAATGTAGTAAGGATTTTTTATCGTTACCATAATAAGCAAACACAGGGTCTGCATGAGGAAAAGGATTCTTAGGAGCTTGTTGCTCTTGCTTCTTCTCTTCTTTCTTACCATGTGGAGGATTATTCTTATCCTCTGGTAAAGAAGCTACTATAGTATCAATTTGTTTTTTATCTGGATTTTTAGGATCTATAATGCTACCAGGTTTTTGTACACGTCTATCTTGACTCATTCTATCCATGTAGAATACTTCATTAGGTGCCACTGCATCATGCATTACTTTTTGGTCTCTCTCCCAAGAAGTTTCTTGTGGAGGTTGTTTAGTAATGTTTAATTTATCTTGTTTAACTTGTGCTTCTTGAAAACCTTCTTCTCTAGCATCTACTGTTCTGTTAGCAGCTTCTGCTTCAGATGATTCGGGTTGTACTGCTTGCACAACTTCTATTTCGTCTGCCATGATCTATCCTCATAATTATGCTGTTCTAACCCACAAACTCACTGTTGTCACTGCTTCAGTTTCATTGTTGATGTTAGTACCAACGTATGTTTTATTATAATCTTTGCTGTATGTTTTGCTCCATACCTTATTATATAGCTTGGTCCAATTCTTAGTATAAACCTTCACATATGATCCACCATATTCTTTAGTGTAATCTTTTGAGAAGTCTCCGCTAAAGGTTCTTGTGTAAACTTTTTGCCATACTTTAGAATAAGATGTCTCCCATAGTCTAGTATAATTCTTATTGTATTGTCCCACATAAACCTTGTTGTAGTCAACACTATAATTTTCTGTTCCTGTATATTGTTTAGTATATACCTTTTCAAAATTACCTTCATACAACTTAACATAGTTTCTATCAAAAGTACCTTCGTAATTTGTATTATAATCTTTTGTATATATTTTAGTATAGTCTTTACTATAATCTTTATCATATATTTTTGTATATAGTTTGGTCCATATTTTTGTATATGTAGCTGAGAAATCTTTACCATAAGATCTATCACCAAGATATGTTCTAGTATATGCTTTAGTATACTCTGCTTCGTATTCTTTTTGATACGTTTTAGTATATGTTACAGCACTTGTATATGCACCTACCCAAGCCTTAGTCCATGTACCTGACCATATTTTTGTAAACTGACCTGTGAATGCAACTAGTGACCAATTAGTACCTTCGTAGTTTACATCAGATGCCCATTGCTTCACATAATTTACTGCACCTACATATGAACCAGTCCATACTTTTGTATAGTCACCTTGATAGATTTTTGTATAATCTTTTGTATATGTTTTAGTATAAAGTCTAACATATTCTTTAGTCCATGTTACTTGATACTCTTTATTATAATCTACAGTATAAGTTTTTGTCCAGTTATGTGTGTAATCTTTTTCCCATACTTTAGTATACTCTTTTGTAAATTGTTGTTGCCATAATCCTTCATAGTGTGCTACATAATGCTTTAACCAAAGTTTGTCATAATTTTTTATGTAGTCAGTATCAAAGGTACCAGTATATGTATCTAAGTAATCTTTCTCCCAAATCTTAGTATAGAAAGTTTCCCATTCTCTTGACCAATCTGTATGCCAATCTCTGTCATAGTTCTTTTCCCATAGAGTTGAATATACTGTAGTATAAGTTTTAACATAGTCTTTATTATAATTAGTTTCCCATTCATGAGTCCAATTTGCATGCCAGATCTTAGTATAATCTTTTTCCCATATCTTCTGATAAGTTGTTGTATAATCTTTTTCATATTGACCTAACCATTGTTTAGCATATACAGCATCATAATCTTTTTCCCAAATCTTTGTATAAGTCTTCACATAATTTTTTATATAATCTTTATTGTAATCAGTTGTATATGTTTTAACCCAGATCTTAGTATAGATAGCATCATAATCTTTTTCCCATATCTTAGTATACGTTTTAACATAATCTTTAACATAATCTTTTGACCAAATTTTTGTATATGTTTTCACGTAATTTTTTAGATAGTCAGTTGTATATGTTTTAGTCCAGATCTTAGTATAGTTAGCATCAAATGAGCCTTCGTATACATCTACAAAATCTTTATTATATAATTTCTGATAATTTTTTTCCCATATTTTAGTATACTCACCAGTGTATGTTTTAACATAATCTTTATTGTAGATTGTTGTATAGGTTTTTACATAATTTTTAAGATAGTCTTTATTATAATCTTTAACCCAGATCTTAGTATACTCTCCTACCCATACCTTAGACCAAATCTTTGTATAGTCTTTGTTCCATACCTTAGTATAAATTTTTGTATAAGTTTTAACATAATCTTTAGACCAAGTAGCATGATAATCTTTATTCCAGATCTTAGTATATACTTTATCCCATACCTTAGTATAAATTTTTGTATAGTTAGTCTCATCAGAACCTGATGCATAGCCACCATAGTAAGTTGGACCTACCCATATCTTTGTATATTCTTTATCCCATGCTTTTGTATAGGTTGTAGTATAAGTTTTAGTCCATGATTGTTGATAGGCTTTGACGTAATTTTTTAGATAGTCAGTACTATAATCCTTAGCCCAGACCTTAGTATAGTTTGCATCAAATGCTCCTTCATATGTTTTAACATAATTCTTAGACCAAATTTTTGTATATACTTTATCATAATCTTTTACGTAATCTTTATTGTACTCTCCTACATAAGAACCAACCCATACCTTAGCATATATTTTTGTATAGTTAGTCTCATCAGAACCTGATGCATAACCACCATAGTATGTTGGCCCAACCCAGATCTTAGTATAGTTAGCATCAAAGGATCCATCAAAAGAACCTTCATATGCTTTTACATAATTTTTAGACCAGATCTTAGTATAAATTTTAGTATAGTCTTTTACATAATCTTTATCATATGTTCCTACCCATACTTTTGCATAAATTTTAGTATAGTCTTTGGTCCAGATCTTTGTATAAGTCTTAACATAGTCTTTATGCCAATGTTGTTCCCATATTTTAGTATATGTCTTTTCCCATATTTTAGTATAGTCTGTTGTATAAGTCTTAACATATACTTTAGTATAGTCAGCATCAAATGAACCTTCGTATACAGCATCATAATCTTTACTATATGTCTTTACGTAATTTTTAACATAATCTTTATTCCAGATCTTAGTATAGGCTTTAACAAAAGCAGTATCAAACGTACCCTCATAAGTTGTGGTATATGTTTTTACATAATCTTTAACATAACCTTTGACCCAACCTTTAGTATACTCACCTAGCCATACCTTAGCATATATTTTAGTATAGTCTTTATTCCAAATTTTAGTATAAGTTTTAACATAGTCTTTATTATAGTCGGTTGTATAATCTTTGACATAGTTTTTTAAATAATTTTTTAGATAGTCAGTTGTATATGTTTTAGTCCAGATCTTAGTATAGGTTGTAGTATAATCTTTTTCCCAAATCTTTGTATAAGTCTTCACATAATTTTTTACATAATCTTTATCGTAATTTGTTGTGTAGGTCTTAACCCATATTTTAGTATAGTCAGCATCAAAGGCACCTTCATATGCTTTAGTCCATATTTTTGTATATAAAGTTGTATAGGTTTTTACATATACTGCAGTCCATGAATCTTGATATGCAGCTTCATAATCTTTAAGATAATTTTTAGACCATAACTTTGTATAGATTTTTACATAATCTTTTTCCCAGATCTTTGTATACTCTCCTGCCCATACCTTATTATAAATTTTAGTATAGTCAGCACCATAAC